ATTTTATGTTTCAGTAGGCAATCCAAATACAGCACTTGTTGGCCAAACCCCAAAAGCAAAAGACCTTTGTGTTAATGTTTTAAAAACAGATAACGAATATTCATATGTTTATCAGTACAATTCTGATGGTGGTCCTGGATTTCAATGGTACCCAATAATTAAACTAAACCCACTTCAATACAATAAAATAATGACTGGAACATTTGTTGATGGATCTAAAGTTTTTAATATTCCTGTAAATTATATTGTTGACGAAGAAACATCTCAAACCTTAACTAGTGCAAATTTTAATATCACTTACAGTATTCCAAACGAAAACCCAATAGCATCTTCTATAGAAATAGGCTCTTTTACAAACGATCCAGGAACTGGAATACAGGTAATTCCAGTAACAGTTAATGCTATTGAGTATGCTAGTTCTACCTGGCAAGATTTAACTGGCGTAAAAACAGTTCATTTTGTAATATCTATCGTGGTATAATGAGGAAGGTGATGAACAATGGCTGATGTTAGCATAGGAAATATATATTCCACTAAAGTTCCAGGTTATGAAGATGCCGCAGATATTCAGTCTGCCCTAAGAACATACCATTACGGCTCAAGCACATATGACGAAACAAATGCCAATACAGCAGCACTAGTTAACCCATCAATTGCCTATCATTTACAAAATATTCAAAACTCAATAACTGTATTACAAAATTTAGGAACAGGTTCAGTTGTTCAGTCCACACAACCAGATGCAAATGCTCTTGCAGAAGGTTTACTTTGGTTAGATATTGACTCAACACCAGGAACTACACCAGTAAACCCAACAGCAATTTACACAGCAATAGAACCAGCAACACCAACAGATGGAACTCTTTGGGTTGTAAAAGGATCTAGTCCACTTGAAATGAAAATTTATAATTCAGCAACTTCTGATTGGGATACAATAGGTGAATAATGACTGATAACATAATTTTAAAAGAAATAGCAATTGCAAAACTAGTTGCATTAGGTTTAACAGAAGAAGAACTTAAAGCAATAGGGATTGGTGCATAATGCCATCATTAAATACTACTGGTAAAACAGCATACGTATATGATCAAGGTACAGATACTTTTTATGCAATTGGTGCAAACACAAACACTGCCGCAAATTATGTTTGGTCTGGAACACAAGAATTTCAAAACAATGTTACATTTTCAGATACTAATGCAGTAATTACTGCTAAGGCTGGAGTAAATAACTTTTTAAATCCTGCAGCAAGAGATGCAGCATTAACCTCACCAGTAAGAGGAACAGTTTGTTTTGTTAGACAAACCTCTGGTGCCGTAGCAATTAATGATTTACAATTTTACAACGGAACAAATTGGATATCTTACGGTGGTTTAGTTACCTTTAATAAACAGGCTGGTAGCGGAACACAAAATTATGATTTAACATTAAATGATATTGGTCAAAGTATAACTTTTGATTCCACAGGAGCATGGACAGTAACTATTCCACCCAATTCAAGTATTGCCTTTCCAATAGGATCAGAAATAGATGTTTTTAGAATGAACACTGGATCTGTTACATTTGTTGCAGGTGCAGGAGTTACTTTAAATAGTAAAAATACAAATAAAGCAATTGCAGCAAGGTACTCAGGTGCATCCTTGTTTAAGTTTGATACAAATACCTGGCTTCTAGTCGGCGACTTGATCGCATAGGGGTTTGCTATGGCATTATTTGGAAAACTAGTTAAATACGTTGTAGCAAAAGGAATGAAACTACTTCCTAATTTTATTGGAAGAACAAGTGCACAAGCCCAAACAGATGTTGTATCAGAAGGATTTACTTTAGGAAACGTAATTACTTCAGTTTCTGGAGAACCAACAGAACTTGCAAATGATGGAAAAGTTGTTGGACAAACTCCTGCAGTAACAACACCAGCAGACTATGAAACCCCAGTTGATTTAACAGTTAGACAATTTACATTTACACCATTTGGGGTGTTTGGATTTTCTCCATTTCAAGTATTTGGATTTTCTCCTTTTAACGTATTTGGGTTTTCCCCCTTTAACGTATTTGGTTTTTCACCATTTAGAGTATTTGGATTTTCACCAACCTATTTTGGTGGTCTTTGTATAGATCAAGAAACACCAGTTTTAACTAAAGAGGGATATGCATTAGCCAAAGACATAGTTGTTGGAGATATTTTAATAACTAAAACATTTAAAGATATTCCAATAACAAATCATGATGGTTTAAGACTATGGTCATCTGAAAATAATAAAGAATACACTACAGTAGAGTCTGTGGTAAATAATATAAAAGAAAGTGAAGTATCTGATACAGTTTTAGTTAATGGAGACAAGTATAAGAGATTTTCTACACAAGAAGATATTCTTGTTGTTAGAGAAAATAAACTAATGTTTGTTATTTCTTCACAATTAAAATCTGGAGATTTAATAGTAAAAAATCCAGAAGAGTCATTGATTGATGGACCTTTATATCAAGTTCGCTCTATAGAAATAGTCAAAGAAGATAGAAAAGTTTATGATTTTATGAGAGAACCATTTGGCTTGATTGTAGCAGATTCTTTACTTGTATATAATGCTTATCCAGTAGATTAATCTTTAGGAAACTGATACATAAATTCTCTAGTTTTTGAAGTTATGCCTTTCCAAGGTCCCCAATTATTTCCACCATCACTCATAATATAAGCAACTTGACAGTTAATTGATGGGTTTAAAAGTTGACTAGTGTAGTCTAAGTTATATTTTTCTTTTCTATCAGCATTAAGGTCACCAATCATATTTATTTGAAATAGTCCGTATGATTTGTCTCCAGTGCTTCTGTTGCCGTTAAAAGCCAAGGCGTTGCCCATTGATTCTTTTTTAGCAATAGCCCAAGCCTCTACCAGGTGTTTATTTTCAAAACCACAAGCAGACAGCAAAGTTTTTAGTTCAATATCAGTAAGTTGTCCTTTATCCTGATATTCAGCAAGAATTCTTACATTGTCTCTAGATGGTTTATCTAGATGATCTGGCCTAGAAAGCAAAAAAACCGCCTCAGCGGTAAATGTTGCATATTTATCGTTTTTCAGGTTAGTTTCAACACCTTGAGCATTAGAAATATTCAAGAATACTGAAGACAATCCAAGACTTGCGAGCAATCCTATTAAAAATTTTTTATCTTTTTTCATAGTTCTCTCCTAAGAAAACATGACACCCTTGGTAGGTGTCATATATCAAGTATAACATCTATTTGCCAGCAAGTCAAATCAAAAATGTCATATTAGTAAGATAATACAAAAAATTATTTAAAATGATATAATATTTGTATGGCAACAGGTCAATCAAGCATATATAACTTACCATACCCACAAGTTGATGATAGCGTAAACGTACATGGAGATATTCAATCTTTAGCAACTTCACTAGATAATACACTCGCTGGACTTGGCTTATCTTACATGAAATTAGATGTAATTAATACATCTGGAGCATCAATTGCAGCAGGATCTCCTGTATTTATTAATGGTCATAATTCAGGACAAGATTTAACAACAGTAGGAAAAGCAATTCCTACAACAACATCACCAATATTAGGATTATTAAAATCTACAACAGCAAATAATGCACAAGGAATATGTGTAGTCTCTGGAGTATTACCAGATGTTAATACATCTGAATTTGTTGCAGGTGATATTTTATACGTAAAGACTGGTGGAGGATTAACAAACGTTAGACCAGTAGGTGGTGCAGGTGCTGTAGCAGTTTGTGCTTACGCAGATGCATCTAATGGAGTTCTTGTAGTTACCGCCAAAGGTAACGGTACTTGGGGAGCATTAAAGAACGGTCTTTCATAATTATTTATCCAAACATGATATAATTACAATATGGCCATTCTCAGAAACTCATCTCAAGATTTATACAACGTAGGTGCTAAACCCCCAACCGTTAAATGGACAGTAGTTCGTGGTGACACCTCAGCATTTAAAGTTTATGTGACAGACGATGAACAGTCCCCTTTAGTTATAGCAGATTGGAACATTGCTATGAAAATTAAAAGACCAAACCTTGCTAAAGATCTTGGAGTTATTACAGATAATGCAAATACAGTTATGCTTTTGACTCCAGCAGCAGATGCAGATGATTTGGCTGGAGAGTTTACAGTTAAACTTGCAGCAGAAGAATCACACAATCTTCAAACAGGAGATATTTTTGATATCGAGTTATCTACATCAGAAATTGTTTGGACAGTTGCACAAGGCAGTCTAATTATCCTTGAAGATGTAACTGACTAATGGCAACAGCAATTATTGTTGATGACAATAAACAAAAATTAAGACGTATTGAAACCTCAGACTATTACCAAACCAAAATATCCTACAAACCTAGCACGGTAGAAATAAATTACACCTTACCTTTTAGAATAAGATTTACAACAATAACAGTAGAAGGGTATGGTCCAGGTAATGTGCCCCCAATTCCTTTACAGGTTATTGGCTATAGCAACTATATACTGTAGAATAGACATATGGCTAAAAAAGAAAAACCTAGCATATTTATAGCAACCCCAATGTACGGTGGGGTTTGTCATGGATACTTTATGAAAAGTATTATGGGACTAGTAATGAAACTAACCTACAAAGGATACAAAGTAACCTTTAACGACTTGTACAACGAATCTTTAATTAACAGAGCCAGAAACACCCTTACAGAACTATTCTTAAGATCTGATGCTGACTACCTATTGTTTATTGATGGTGACGAAGGTTTTAACGCTGATGGTGTTATAGATATGATTGATACAGATTTAGATATTATTGGGGCTGCCGTGCCAATGAAAGCAATTAACTGGGCTAACGTAGAAAAAGCAGCAGAATTAAAAAAACCTGATTTAAAAAGGTTTGGATCTTATGTAAACATAAACTTTGTTGATAGACAAGACTTGCATAAGGTAGCAGATAATCCTAAAAAACCATTAGAGGTAAAAAACATAGGAACTGGTTTGCTGTTAATTAAACGTAATGTTTTTGAAACAATGAAAGAGCATGTTGGAAAATATAAAAGTGATCAACTAGATTTGGGTGGTATTAAAAAAGGTGAATACATTTATGATTTTTGGAAAACACAGGTAGACCCAGAAGAAGAAAGACTTTTGTCAGAAGACTACTACTTCTGTACACTATGGCGTAAACTTGGTGGTTCTGTGTATGTAGCACCACATGTTAAAGTAGTGCACGTAGGAACCTACATATTCGTTTAATTTATAAAAAGTTATAAAAATAATGTTATAATTTAGGCATGGCACAACAATCAATTTCAACAGTAAAATCACGTTATGAGACTGGCGATAGGCCATCTCAGCAAGACTATGAAGATTTAATTGACACTACCGCGTCCCAAGCAACACGCCTTGGCACCTTCGGTAATAACGACAACACTATTTCTGAAATTGAAAACACTACAATATTAGATAGTCATAATGCAACAGAATGGAGAATGGTTAAGTATATCATTTCCATCTCTAAAACAACAGCAGGAGATAACCTCTTCTACGCAACAGAATTGACCATATTAAATGACACGGAAGATAGTTCCGTTTCCGAATATGGGACAATAGACAACGATGGGAATATTGGAACCATAAGCGTCTCAAGGGCTGGAAATACAGTGGCTTTAACAATCACTCCAGACCCAGTAATAAAGCCAGTCACTGTGCGTTACGCACGCATGGGACTTAAGGCATAAGGAGATAAAAAATGGCAACAGTAACAAAAAATTTCAAGATTAAACATGGTTTAGTCGTTGAAGGAACAACAGGTACAATTAACAACTTTGACATCTTGACAAAAAGTACAGATGATCAAAACTACATTATAGACCTGGTTGGTGGAGACGCTTCATCAAACGCAGTAGCAAACACACTAGTACTTCGTGATGCAAATGCAAACTTTCTTGCAAATACAATCACAGCAGACTTAGTTGGAGATGTAACTGGTCAAGTATCAGACATTTCTAATCATGATTCTGATGATGTAGCAGAAGGTACAACAAACCTTTACTTTACAAACCAAAGAGCAACAGATGCAACTGCAGCATCCTATGATGCTATAGGCTCAGCAGCAAATGCTTATTCAAATGCAACTGCTTACACAGACCTAGAAGTAGGTAATGCAATTGCTGACTTAGAAGACTATGCAGATTTTGCAGCAGGAAATGCTTTAGCAAATGCAAACTCATACACTGACAACGCAATTTCTAATGCAGTCTCTGACTTAGAAGAATACACTGACTTTGCAGTAGGCAATGCAGTGGCTGACTTAGAAGATTATGCAGACTTTGCAGTAGGTAATGCAATTGCTGATTTAACAAACAATGCACCAGCGTTATTAGATACACTTAACGAAATCGCAGAAGCAATTGGTGACGATGCAAACTTTGTTGGAACAATAACCAACTTAGTTGCAGAAAAACAAAATGCTTTGATTGCAGGAACTGACATTGAGATTACAGGAAACACAATTAACTTTACTGGAAGTTATGATGTTTCAGGATCAGCAGATACTGCTTATTCAAATGCAGTTACTTATATTGATCTAGAAATAGGAAATGCATATGCAGACCTAGAAGACTATGCAGATTTTGCAGCAGGAAATGCTTTAGCAAATGCAAATTCTTACACAGACAATGCAATTAATCTTTTGTCAACAACTGATATCGAAGAAGGAACAAACGAATACTTCACAGATACAAGGGCTAAAGAGTCAGCAGCAAGTTTGTTAACAATGGCAACTCTAACAAATATCTCAATCACAGGTAACTCATCTGGATTGGTAATTACAGCAGAAAATGGTGTAGGAGATTCTAACACAGATGCTTTGGTTGAAGGTTCAACAAACCTTTACTTTACAGATCAACGTGCAGTAGATGCTCTTGAAGCAGTGATACCTAATTTCACAGAAATTGATATCAACGATGTTGCTAGACAAGTAGCAGCAACAGTAAATGCTCCAACAGCAAGCACAGTTACAGCAATTGACTGGGCATTAGCAGAATATCGCTCAGCCGAATTCTTGGTAAAAGTTGCTTACGGTGCACACACAGAAGTTTCAAAAGTTATCTTAACTCTTGATACTTCAAACAACATCGCAATCACAGAATACGCAATTGTAGGAACAAACGGATCCGCATCCACAATTTCTGCAGACGTAAACGGAACAGATGTAAGACTAAGAGTAGCAACAGCCAATAACAACTCAGATGTAACAGTTGTTGGTACATTGTTAGTCTAGTAAAAAAATTAGGGGGCAGTAAATGACTACAAGTCTAAAAGATTTTAAAGTCAAGAATGGATTAGTCGTAACTAACGGCGGTTCATTTGGAAACGCGGTAGCAGTAGGAGAACCTACATTAGGAACTCACGCTACTACTAAAGATTACGTAGATTCTGTAACTGGTACACCAGTATCAAATACTGCCCCTCTTTCCCCAGACAATGGGGATATGTGGTTTGATACCACAGTAGAAAGATTAAAAGTTTATTATGAAACTGACTGGTTTACAATTGCAACAAGCAATGATGTACAAAATATTCCAGATCACATTCATGATACAGCAATTGATGGTAACGGAAGAATTGTTACAGTATTCTGGGATGCTGAACAATATGATGATCCACAAATTTCTACATTAAGTGGTGGAACACCATTTTCAAATTCATGGGCAGCAGTATTTGATGGTGGAAATCCAGACAGTGAATTTAATTAAAACATTTTAAAAAAAACTGTTATAATTAAAACAAAATCAAAAGTAGGTAAGACCTACACAGGGAGATACAATGGCAACAAGGATGCTACAACGTAGAGGAACTGCTACACAGTGGGCTAACGCTAACCCTACTCTGGGTTCTGGAGAAATTGGTTTTGAAACCGACACAGGACAATTTAAAATAGGTGACAACTCTACAGCATGGGATGATTTGCCATACTTTAAAAATATAGAAGATCTAGGCGGAAACCTAGACGATTACATTTTATTAGAACAAAAAGGTGCAGCAAACGGTGTTGCCACATTAGATGGAAGCAATTTAATACCTACAGCACAGATACCTAGTGGTATTGCTAGAACTGCAGATTACGTTGCATTAACACAAAAAGGTGCAGCAAACGGTGTTGCTACACTTGACGGAAGCAACTTAATTCCTTTAACACAAATTTCAAACAGCATTGCTAGATCTTCAGATGTAAGTAACTCAATTTCAAACGCAATTGCAACCCTTGTAGGAACAGCACCAGAAGCATTAAATACTTTACAAGAAATTGCTAATGCAATTAATGATGATCAAACTTATTTCTTCACCGTT